CCTGGGTTTCCACCATCTAATACTGCCGTTCCTGCTTGCTGATTAGAACCTGTTGGTAATTGTAATTGGAATGTTGATGCTACTTTAACACTACCTGTAAATTGGCTATCACCAATTACAAATAATTCCACTGCGTTTGATGAACTTAATATCAAACTACCTGTCATTGTAGTACTTCCACTTACGTTTAATGAACCTTCGAAGTATGAGTTAGAACTTGAATCAATTAAGAATCCAGTCTTTTTATTACTTGCTATACCTGTACCTACTACAAAAACATTTTTTGCAGATTCAGCTCTTCCACCATCTTGTGCGTTATTTCTACCTACAAACATACTACCATAATCATTAGGAATAGCTGAAGTAAATTGAAATGAATTTGAGCCTGTTACACCTAATGAAGCACCTATTATGGCAGTGTTAATCAAAGAACCGCTATCGGAAAGGAGATTTAATGAGGCTGAGTTATTACCAACAATTATGCTACCATTAATCTGCCTTGGTGTAGTAAATATAGTTGAGTTACTACCTGAAAAGAATATATTATTTCCACCTATGAATAAAGTACTTTGTACCAAAACAAATCCATTATTATTAGTAATGCTTGAAGTTACAGGAAAGTATGAATTATTTATAGTTGTTCCGCCATTACTTATACAACCACCCATGTTTATAGATGAACTATGAAGATTCAAATCAACCACACCAGCACCTATATTAGTACTATAAGTAAATGATGCGGATAGTGGTGTTTTATATGCCTGTAGTCTTATGAAATGACTACCTCCATTATTTGTCATATTACAACCTGATACCATTTTACTAGCATCAGTTGCGGCCGCACTACCTATTTGGAATGCAGTTGTATTATTTAATAAGTTATTATTAATATTCCATGCAGAAGAACTGACAGGCCCTCTAAATATCATTCCTGCAGTACCTCCAAAGTAGTTATTACTCATTGTAGGTGAGAATCCCATACTACCACTTATTTGTGGTACTGCTGATGAATTCATAGCAATATTACTACTACCACCTATGTATCTTTTAAATCCTGCAGTTATTGCTGCTGGGTTTGAGAATATATTATTACTACCACTTATAATTGTGTCAGTTGTAGTTTCATTATTTTTAAACATCAAATTTACAAAAGTAGTATTCGATGATGATGATAAGTGTAATAAAGATGCGGTTGTATTACTAACTCCCGAAGGTGCTAATGATAAGCTACCTGAACGAACTTGCATTGATATATTTCCTGCATCAATTCCATTTCCTCCACCATTTGTTGCTCCTATTTTAGTTCCACTATCAGAAGCAATAGAAAGGAAATTTTTGGTTGTTATTATTCTCACACTACCACTTCCACCATATTGTCCATTGTTGTTAATAACGAAATCACCATATGCTTGGAAGTTAGAACTATTTCCTCTAAATTCTAAATTAGTTTGGTTACTAAAAGCGGGGCCTGTTGATTCAATATTTATTTGAGTGTTGCCTGTGCTTGTTATAGTTTGATTTGCTGTGAATGTATTACTACCTGTTGATGCAAACCCACCTAAAGTAAATTGGGTACTGTCTCCTTCAGTAAATGTAATAGCATGATTGCTATCTGCTAAAGATGCAGTTATTATAAAACTACCTGTATTGATTGTAGAACCAAACGAAGATGTAGCTACTAATGTAGAAACACCACTACTATCACCTACCCAAGCATAACCCTGCTGTAATGATGCCGTTAAAGGACCTGCTGAATTAATACCACCTGCTCCTGCTTTAAATGCCGATGCGGTTATTGGTGTTGATGATGCATCTATTGAGTTTATAGTATTTCTAAATGTTATATTACCATTCGAGCCTGAACGTATTCCTGCATTAAAAATTATTTCACCTGCTTCAAAATATACACTATTACCAGCTCCTTCTCTTTCGTTTATGAATGAAACTGAACTACCTGTTACTCTATTGATAAATTTAATATCATTAGTTCCACCAGGTCCTGCTGGCGGTTCAGTAATTAATTGTATAGTAGTTGCTGCAGATATTTGAGATACATCACCTGCATTTCCTAGGAAACCAAATCCATTAGGGAAGGTAAGAGCATTTTTTACTGCAACTGACCCACTTATAGTTTGATTACCATTAAATGTATTACTACCTGTTGTAGCGAAACTACCTGTATTGATTGTACTACCACTAACGTCAGGGATGTTTACATTAAATGTAGAAGCATCTCCCTTTGTAAATGTTAAGTTACGAGTTCCATTATCGAATGATGCAGTTATTAAAGAAGATGCGGTAATCGCTGATGTTACACTACCAAAAGATGATGTTGCTACTAATACACTTCTACCACTACTATTACCAACGTATGTAAACCCTTCTGCTAAACTTGCAGTAAATGTTCCGTTCATTATGTTTAGAGATGAACTTACTATTCTTACTCCACCACCTAACGCTGCGATATCTATGTTACCTGTAATGGAATTAATTATCTCTAAATTATTATATCCTGCTGTATTGTTATTCCAATACACGCCGTTTGTAAATAATTTATATTCTTTTGCTATACTTTGATTGCCACCATAGAAAAGGTTAGCAGTTCCCAAGTTAGCGTAGTTATCCATACTTTGAGTTAATTCCATTGAATTAATCATCTCATCATTAAACTCTCGTAAGAGGACGGGTGTAATTAACTGCTCTTGGTTATCAGGAAAGTTAGTCTGATTTAACGCTTCTAATGCGGGTTTATTTAAAGGCATGTTATATTTTATTTAATTTATAGAGGTCCATCAACGTTGAATCCATCAGAGAATCCTTCAGAGAATGCTCCTAATATTGTACCTTGTATGTTACCAACACCCTGATTCATTAATGCACCATTGCAACACTTAACATCGTAAGTATCTTCGTTCAAACATAAGCAAGCTCTACGTGAATTTTTAGGAGATGATAATCCCCTAGTAGGTCCTATATAATAACCTGAATTGTTCTCTCTGTTTACGGAGTATCTTAAAGCTCCATTTTGACTATTTGACCACGGCATAGTATAGTGTTTATGTATTTAACAACTGATAGAATAAAAATGGTAGACCTTATTTGCCTCCAATTGATTTCATCGCTTCTCTATGAACCATCGATTCTAATTCTATTTTATCTGATTTATAAGCAAGATATAATAAACACTTCTCTAATGGCTCTTCTACTACTCTATCTATTTCTTTAAATTCCCCATCAGCGAGAGCGAGGATTGTTGAATAAGCTCTCCACTTTTTGCTAAAATTGATTTCATGCTGGCTGGCAGTGCCTCGTCCTTCAAAGAGTTCAGTATACCTTTCAGTAAGTCCATTTGCAAATGAACAAAAAAAAACAATGCTCCCCAATGAACTTCCATATTTACACCTAACCATCTACTCTCATCTATCTTTCCATCGTATGGTTTAATGGAATACATCTTTCCTTTCTTATTAGTAACAGGCCTATATAGTATATCCATTATTTTTATCCAATTCTTATCGATTGTTATTGTATCGTATTGTGTTATATCTGCATAAGCACCATAACTCATATTAGATAAGTTAGGTTCGAATCCATATTCTACATTATCTATTGTGACAAACCTTTCTAATTCAATTGCTGATGGTGTTATAAACTCTTTCAATCTATCTTTCAGCTTATTGTATGTTTCAACAGGTATGCTCTTTATGTATTGAGGTTCTAATCCACATAGGTGATGTAGCATTAATGCAACCTGTGCTTCTTCATCATCTTTGTATGCTTCTAAATCTGATTGTAGTGCAAGGTATTGTTTAAGAGTTACATCTTTCCAAGTTGTTGGTATCTCTAAAGTTAATGTTTTTTTCATGCTGTATAATTTTGTAATGTTTGTTTAATTATTTTGTTCTTAGCCATTTCGTTTTTAAGCATTGCATCCATAGCAATTATTTTGGCTCTTAAATCATCGTTCTCATTTCGTATCGATTGTACGAATAGTAGTAACTCTTTTATTTCTTCTTCATTCCAAGTCTGCATATTATCTTATTGATATTTGATATCTTCCTTTACTTTGTGCTTTAACACTTAGCTTCATCATACATGCATATCTTGCCGCATCTATTGCGTGGTCTAATCCACCTTCAGGTTTGTCAGTAACGTAACCATATTTGTCAGTTATGTATTGATAGGCATACATCTCATTGATTAGATTCTGACTAGTCCTTAATACCTTAATCTTATAGTTCTTCATTACTCCTATACCAAATCTGATACTATCAGGACCTTTGACAACAGGCTTAGAGTTAAACCCACTTCGATATATCTCTTCGATAAGTCTTGGGTCTGCACTATCGCAGAATATCTCATGTGACTTATCTATTTGTAATCTTCTTAACTTATCAACTATATCTGATGTAACTAATCCTTTTTCATAAAGTAGTTCTTCCAAATATAATTCATTATCATCTTTGTATATTGCAACTAAAGCAGTTGGGTCTTGACTAAATCCAAAGTCAATACCGAATGCAACGAACTCACCATTGATATGATTAACTAAATCAAATTCAAATATAGCCTTATCATTTGCAGCAAATTCGCCTTGTCCGTATATCTTCCAATATTTAGGATTCTTAATTTGTAATTCCTCAATGGCCTTAACCATATCTTCAGGCAGATATATGTTATCCCTATATGTAGTAATAAACCTATCACAATCTACCATTGTTCTTAGCCAATGCTGTGGTGATATAGTAGGGTTATATGCTAATATGATTTTACCTGATGTACGGATTCTTAGCTGAAAATAACTTTCCTCATCTAGCTCCGATGCTTCATCTACGAATAGTATGTCAGACTTTAATCCTCTTAGCTTCTCCGGGTCATCAGAATTAATAAACTGAATTGTACTCTCACCTAACTTATATGTTCTATCTGATATGTTGAAATGGTCTTCAGAGAATATCCCTAAGCCTTTTAGTATATCAGTAAAATCTTTGATTACAGTACGTTTAAGTGATGGGATGGTTCTACGCACTATCGTAATGATTTGCGCCGATTTAAGCCCCTCTACAATGAGAAATTGGAGTATTCCAAACGTCTTACCACTACGTGTGCCCCCGATGTGTTGTGTAACTCTACTCTTTGATTCAAGTAGGTTTTCAAAAGTAACTGTAGTATTAATCTCTATGTTCACTAGATGTTTTATTTAT